ATGACCTAATTACCTGCCACCCGCAAGAGGAAATCGATGCGATCATGAACTGGATTTCCAATAGCATTGCTCCGCGCAAAACACCGCTTGGCGGCCACACCAGCTACGGTATCAAGCATCTGCTTGAGCGTGACACGGGCATCTACCTTACTAACAATGAGTTCAAGGATGCCATGCTTCAGGCAGGCTACGAGCCGGTTGACCCTAACGAGCTCAACTGGCACTATCGTATCAGCAAAAAGTCCAAGGCGTTTGCGCTGAAGGTCTGGTAACCGATTTTGTCCTTTTAGTCCGTTTTGTCCTACAGTTTTGCACAGGAACAATATATGTTTACTGCGCTGCCGAGGTCGTGTATCTGCCTTTGCAGCGCAGTTGCATATTGTTTTGTCCCTTGTGTCCGTTTTGTCCTTAGGGGTGGGGGATTCTTATCTCTACGGCTTTTTGAAGCGGACAGCGGCGTGGGGCTTCGTAGACAAAAACTCATAAGTTATTAGGGTATTGACCCCAAAAATAAAGGAGGAGATTTTTATGGGAAACAGAGGACCGCAACCGGGCACCGGCGGCAGGCCGAGAAAGCCTCTTGCAGATAAAATGGAAGAGGGTCGCAGTAAAAACAGGTCGGTCGGTATTCCGCTGCCGGAGCCGGTGGACTTGGTAGGCGTGGAGATGCCGCCGCCGCACGAGTTTCTGTCGGATGAGCAGAAAAACGGGCAGGAGCTTGTGGCAAACGAGATATACAAATCCACATGGGATTGGCTTCGAAAGTTCCGATGTGAGCAGATGGTAACCCAGCAGAGCTTGGAACAGTACGCTGTAGCGGCGGCACGATGGATTCAATGCGAAAAAGCCATATCGACCTTTGGTTTCCTTGCAAAACATCCAACTACCGGTGCTCCCATCACATCGCCATACGTTTCTATGGCGCGGGAGTATTCCAAGCATGCAAATGCGCTGTGGAATCAGATATTCGCAGTCGTTCGTGAAAACAGTTCTATGGATTGCAGCGCATCTCGGACACCCGCAGATGATGTCATGGAGCGCCTGCTCACAATGCGCCGGAGTAGGTAACAATCGGCAAGAAAAGGAGTGCAGTTATGAAGCCATCACAAATAAAAGCTATCACGGAAATGCGGCTCAACGGGCAGGGAGCGTCAGTTATCGCGGCTGCGCTCCGGCTCTCGCCGAATACGATCAAGTCATATATCCGCAGGCACCCTGACTTGCCGGGGACTCATCGGTGCGCCCAGTGCGGCAGCACCTTTTCACAGCCGGAAGGTCGTAGACAGAAAAAGTTCTGCTCGGATAAATGCCGTACCTCATGGTGGAACGCCCATCAAGAACAAATCAACAAGAAAGCGTATTACACCCTCGTGTGTCAATACTGCGGGAAGGAGTTTGAAAGCTATGGCAACAAAAATCGTAAATTCTGTTCAAGAGAGTGCTATCAGCAAAGCCGTGGAAAGCAGCTCGGATAAGTATTCACCGGATACACTCATGCGGTATCACACCACACTTGCCCTCATCGATGGGCTGGTAGCGGATGGCTGCTTCACACAGGCCGACAGGCGAAAAGCATACACAATAATCAATAGGAAATATGGCCTATCTTCGGACAGTATATATGCCGAAATCGCTTGATATATCTCGGTTTTAGAGCAATATATAGAGTACCGAATTTTGATACAAGAGAGGATAAAACATGGAACGCAGCATTACACAGACCACATTTTTGAAGCCACCGTCAGAGCAATTGATTCGCGTTGCAGGGTACGCAAGAGTATCCTCAGGCAAGGATGCGATGCTTCATTCGCTGGCGGCACAGGTCAGCCATTACAGTGATTTCATCCAAAGGCGTCGCGGATGGTCTTATGTCGGAGTCTATGCCGATGAAGCGAAAACGGGTACGAAGGATTCACGAGATAATTTCCAGCGTATGCTGGCAGACTGCCGTGCCGGGAAAATCGATTTGATTATTACGAAGTCAATTTCACGCTTTGCTCGAAACACGGTCACTTTATTGGAAACGGTGCGTGAGCTAAAAGGACTCGGCATCGATGTATGGTTTGAGGAACAGAATATTCATACAATGAGTGCCGATGGAGAGCTGATGCTCTCCATTTTGGCGTCTTATGCCCAAGAGGAGAGCCGCTCGGCAAGCGAGAACCAGAAATGGCGTGTCAAACGCAATTTTGAGGATGGCATCCTGTGGACCGGCACCATGCTCGGTTACCGTTACAAAGACGGCAAGCTGACAGTCGTACCGGAAGAAGCGGAAATCGTCAGAATAATTTTCCATTATTATATTACAGGGATGGGTGTAACGGCTGTTATGAAAACGCTGAATGCAAATCATATCAAAACTCGCAATGGCAATCCGTGGTGCAAAAGCAGTGTGATGACGGTTTTACGCAATTATGCCTACACAGGTAATCTTCTGCTCCAGACTACTTTCCGAGAGGATCACCTTACCAAACGAACGCTCATCAACAACGGAGAACTACCGCAGTACCATGCCGAAAATGTTCATGAAGCCATCATTCCACTGGAAACCTTCAATGCGGTGCAGGCGGAGATAGCACGACGTGCGGCAAAGCACACGCATCCCGGCAGGTCGCAGAAGACCTACCCATTTACAGGTCTTCTTACCTGCGACAACTGCGGGAAGCACTATCGCAGGAAGGTAACAGCCACCGGACCCGTGTGGATCTGCACCACCTACAACACGCTCGGTAAGGCGGCCTGTGCTTCCAAGCAGATACCGGAAGCTGCACTGACAGCAGTCACCGCCGAGGTCATTGGAACGGATACTTTTGACACTGAAGCCCTCCACAATAAAATAACGGCTGTTAGAGTGGCGGATAAGAACACCTTAGTGTTCTGCTTCAAAGACGGAACTGAAGCCGTTAAACGATGGGCAGACCGTTCCAGAGCGGAGAGCTGGACGTCTGAAATGCGGGATGCCGCCAGAAAGAAAACATTGGAGCGAGGTGAACGCTGATGGCAGCAAAGAATATTACCGTTATTCCAGCAACAAAGATGATGCACACAGGGCTGCCGCGCAATGCCGCCGTCAAAAGGCGTGTCGCAGGATATGCCCGTGTATCCACAGACAGTGAGGAACAGCAGACCAGCTACGAGGCACAGGTTGACTACTACACCAAATACATCCAGTCGAAGCCGGAGTGGACCTTCGTCAAGGTCTATACGGACGAGGGTATTTCGGCCTTGAACACCAAGCACAGGGACGGGTTCAACGAGATGATTGCCGATGCTCTGGATGGCAAAATCGACCTTATCGTAACAAAATCCGTCAGCCGTTTTGCCCGCAACACAGTAGACAGTCTTACCACGGTGCGGAAGCTCAAGGAGAAAGGCATCGAGGTATATTTCGAGAAGGAGGGTATCGCCACCCTCGACAGCAAGGGTGAGCTGCTCATCACCATCATGTCTTCGCTGGCACAGGAAGAAAGCCGCAGTATTTCCGAGAATGTCACATGGGGTCAGCGTAAGCGTTTCGCCGACGGCAAGGTCAGCGTTGCCTACGGGAAGTTCCTCGGCTATTGCAAGGGTGCGGACGGGGTCATGGAGATTGTGCCGGAGGAAGCAGAAATAGTACGATGCATCTACCGCCAGTTCGTTCAGGGCAAGACTACGAATGCGATAGCGGCAGGCCTCACAAGACGGGGCGTTCCCACACCGGGCGGCAAAGAAAAGTGGCAGGCCGCCACGATTGAAAGCATTCTCACCAATGAAAAATACAAGGGAGCGGCGCTCCTGCAGAAGAAATTTACTACGGATTTTTTGACAAAAAAGATGAAGCCCAACGAGGGCGAGGTTCCTCAATTTTATGTGGAGAACAGTCATCCGGCGATTATTTGCCCGGAGGAATGGGATAGAGTCCAAAACGAAATGGTGCGGAGGAAAGCGACCGGACGGCATCACAACAGCCTTAGTCCTTTCTCGGCAAAGCTCATCTGCGGCGACTGCGGCGAGTATTACGGCTCAAAGGTGTGGCACTCCAACAGCAAGTACCGTCGCACCATTTGGCAGTGCAATGGCAAATTCAAGGGTGATGAAAAATGTCGAACCCCTCATTTATATGAGGACGACGTCAAAGAGATGTTTTTAAAGGCAGTCAGTGAACTGATGGTTGACCGCGAGGCGCTTATCGAGGATGGCAGAGTGCTGCGAATGGCTTTTACGGATTTCAGCGCCATCGACAAAGAAGTCGCAGAGATAACAAGTGAGATTGATGTTCTTTCGGGGCTGGTACAGAAGCTGGTAGGCGAAAACGCCAGCACCCCGCTTGACCAGACGGAATACCGAAGCCGCTACGACAGCTACATTGACCGCTACGACAAGGCAAAGAAACAACTGAAGGCGTTACAGGAACAGCGCCAGCTTCAGGAACTGAAGGGTGATGTCCTGAGCGGATTCCTCTTTGAACTCGGTGAGCTATACGACCTGCCAATGGTGTTCAAGGAAGAAACATGGAACGCACTGGTTGACCATGTTACCGTCCACGAGGACGGCAGGCTGGTTTTTACCTTCAAGAACGGCACGGAAGTCACGGAACTGCTGTGAAAAACAGCATCATTATATTATGAAAGCCCTCTTTTGAACAGAGGGCTTTTTTTCTTACCCCCCCGGGTGAATCGTGGGTGCTCTATGGTAAACTAATCGAAAAACGATAGTCAAGTCATAAAACGAATTGAAGCGTAGATATAGTAACAGGGCAACGATTCTTCACAAGACGAACACCATATATTGTGGATTGAAAATGGCAGCGGGTGCATCGATTTGATAAAAAGTCCTGTATAACAGCCTTTTTTGGGCATAAAAAAACGTTAAGGCAACTGATACGATTGTATCAATTGCCTTAACTGCTATGGTGCGCGAGGCGGGATTTGAACCCGCACGCCCTTGCGAGCACTGGCACCTGAAGCCAGCGAGTCTGCCAGTTCCACCACTCGCGCATAGAGATATGCAGTTTTTCGTCAACCGATAAAAGCCCTC